TCAGGCCGGTAAAGCTACCACTTAAAAAGGCACCAGCACCGCCCGGACCACCATCCTCTGTGCCAGAAACAGACCCTGTGTGACCACCACCGCCACCACCGCCGGGACCCCACATCTCAAAGGTGTAGAGGAGTCCGGTAGGTGCAGAAGCACCCCCCATCATTAACATTTGCATCATGGACATTAGCTGATTCCTCCCCCGGTAACTACAAACACGTCTGCATCTGTTACGTCTTTGACGCAGAGAATGGTACACACCCCGTACTCTGCCAAGGTTAAGTTCCCCGTTGTGGTCGTACCTGCAAGACGCAGAGTGCAGTTCGTACCCTGTGTTATGGTTTGACTAGCACCAGAGTCATTGTAGATGGACACTGCGTCACCCACTTGGAAGACGTTGGGGTTTACCGTGATCCCACCGGTGGTGATTGAGATATGAGTCCCTGCATCACCAATGACCAGAACATAGGCTGCTGTCTTGGTTGTCTGTGGGATATCCCGAAGGTTCCCGGTGCTGTCTGACACGGCCACGAAGGTAGGACTGTCCGTAGTTGCTACACCTTGGTCCAGAGCCTTGACGGAAGCAATGGCTGTTAGCTCTGAGTCCATCAAAGCACCGGCTGCGGTTACGTTTGTTGAATCCGTTACATCCGCAGAGGCTTCGACTCCGTTCAACTTGGTAAGCAGGGTATCGGTCAGGTTGTTGGTGTCAGCCTCGGCAAACAGGGAAGTCTTAATCTCTGCCCCCGTCTGGTCAGCTGTAGCCCCTGTCTCGATACCTGAGAGCTTAGTGAATTGTGCATCAGTAAATGCGTTAAGTTCAGCCTCGTAAGCTGCTTTAATCTCTGCCCCTGTCTGGTCTGCTGTAGCCCCTGTCTCGATACCTGAGAGCTTAGTGAATTGTGCATCGGTAAAGGCGTTAAGTTCAGCTTCGTAAGCTGCTTTAATCTCTGCACCGGTTTGGTCTGCTGTAGCCCCTGTCTCGATACCTGAGAGCTTAGTGAATTGTGCATCGGTAAAGGCGTTAAGTTCAGCTTCGTAAGCTGCTTTAATCTCTGCCCCTGTCTGGTCAGCTGTAGCTCCGGACTCAATACCGTCCAGCTTGGAGCCGTCCGTTGTGATGTTACGCCCGTCCACGGTCCCCTCAAGGTTGGCCACAAGTGTCCCTGTGGTAACTGTAAGGTTTCCTGTAGTGGCTCCGGTAAATGTCCCGGTTCCTACTACGAACTTGTCAACACTTTCGTCCCAACCGATGAAAGCATTGTCCGAGGTTCCCCGTTCAATAACAATACCAGCATCATTTACAGGAGCTGCTGCGGTGTTACGGGATAACTCAATCAGGGAGTCGTCTACTGTCAGGTTTGCAGTGTCTAGGGTTGTTGTCGTACCGTTTACGGTAAGGTCACCTGAGAGAGTCAGGTTCACGAAGCCCGGACTATCCGTCGTTGCTACACCTTGGTTTAATGCCTTGACTGAGGAGATAGCCGTTAGCTCTGAGTCCATCAAAGCACCGGCTGCGGTTACATTTGTTGAATCCGTAACATCTGCTGCGGCCTCAATCCCGGCAAGCTTTGATTTCTCTGTGTCGGTGTAAGCATTGGTGTCCAACTCAGCTTCGTAGGCAGACTTAATCTCTGCCCCTGTCTGGTCACCTGTTGCCCCTGCTTCGATACCGTCCAGCTTGGAGCCGTCTGTAGCAAGGTCCCGTCCGTCTACCGTACCGGAGACTGCGATATTACCAACAACGTCCAGAGACTCAGTAGGAACAGCTTGAACGATACCAACCCGGTTATTAAGGGAGTCAACTTTGATGGTGTTGGTGTCTACCGTAAGTCCTGCAAAAGCAGGGCGATCCGTAGTTGCTACACCTTGGTCCAGAGCCTTGACTGAGGAGATAGCCGTTAGCTCTGAGTCCATCAAAGCACCGGCTGCGGTTACGTTGACGGTATCGGTTACATCTGCGGAAGCTTCTACACCAGCAAGCTTTGATTTCTCTGCATCGGTGTAGGCGTTGGTGTCCAACTCAGCTTCGTAGGCAGACTTAATCTCTGCACCTGTTTGGTCAGCTGTGGCATTGGTTTCCCCGGTGTACCCGAGGTCTGACAGGAGCATGGTCCGGGTAGCAAGTGCTGTGACGTGTCCGAAATCATCAAGGTCTACGTCGGAGACTACGTCTGCACCAGTCAGGGCAGTAAGTGAAAGCTGAGTAGAAGTGTCAGCATGGGAAATTGTGCCGGTTGTGGTGACAGGGCCACCCGTCAACCCGGAGCCCGTAGCTACAGATTCAACCGTACCTGTACCCAGACCATCGGCTCCCCGAAGGTCCCCGGTGACAAAGCCAAGGCCATCTGTAGAGGTAAAGGTAACAACACCGGTGGAAGCATTGTAGGAGCCTCCGGTAAAGCCAGTCCCGTTTGTTCCGTCTGTTCCGTTGGTGCCATCGGCTCCCCGAAGGTCCCCGGTAACAAAGCCAAGGCCATCTGCGGAGGTGAAGGTAACAACACCGGTGCCTACTGAGTAGGAGCCTCCGGTAAACCCTGCACCTGTGGCACCTGTAGGACCCGTTGCACCAGTGAGACCAGTGGCCCCCTGAATCCCCTGATCCCCTTGGATACCTTGAGGACCCTGTGGGCCGGTGTCCCCAGTCTCTCCCTTGGGTCCAGAGGACTCTAGTACGGAGAGAGTGATTGGTGTGTCTAGTTCAGCAGTCCCTAAGACCAGCTCATATTTAGCCATCGTTAAGCCCTCGTAATATCTTTAACAACCTTGATTTTGAACGTCTCCGAAGATGCTACGTCCGAGTCTGGTTCGGTGATTTGAATGTCACAGTCATAGGTCCGGGTGGCCCATTCCGAAGTCTGTGTAGGGGTTGCTGTGAGGGTAAAGGTCCCCGTAGCTGCGTCGGTCAGGGTGTAAGTCAGGTTACCCGTGAAGTTGTCTGTCACTAGGAGGGTGTCTGTAGAGTCCCGGAGTTGGCTTGAGACAGTGTAACCCGTGATGTCAGTGGCTACCGAGTTAGATTTGAGTTGGAGGGAGAGCTCTAAAGTGTCACCCCTCTTGTGGACTATCGTGGTGGTCATGTCTGGTCCTTACGTAATGACTTCTACAGCTTCAAAAGAAATGCCGTAGGTGCTGCTTGAATTTATGCTCCAGTCCGAGACGGAGGTTTGAATACGAAATAAGCCCTTAGCATCGTCTACCACAACAACCTCAGAGAGACTTACCGTCCGTCTCACGTCTGGCCAAACCTCAAAAGTTGCTTCTCCGGAAACGTCGGAATCTGCTCTCTCCAAAACCTTGTGAAGTGTAGCAGTTAGGCCAGAGCCGAGTTGGATGTAGTCCCCGATTTCTAGGTAACCAGTTTGACTGACTGGCAGGCCTGAAAGATGGACCGAGTTCTCCCCTGCGGACATAGCCGAGGCAACCACCGGAGTCCCCGGAGTCGTAGAGGCTGTCCCTCTTGCTGTAGCAGCATTCGGGTCCCCGAGTAGGAACGTCCCAACTTGTCCTCGGAGGGACAGTAGGAAGGAAGCCCACTCTTCGGCCTTGTCCCTACGGGTGGACGGGATGGAAACAGAAGCTTCCCACCGTTGTCCCCCGTGCTGAACTACTTGCTGTTTAAGAGTGAAAGGGGATTCAGTAAGTGCCACAACATTCCTAGCACGTAGGGAAATACTCTCGATTCCGATAGTTGTGGGAGTGCTTAGTGGGTAAGTTATCGCCATTATCCAAAGACCTTCCGGATGCTTCCGCCTCTTTGACGGCTGTTAATAATACTCTGCTCCGTCATTTTGGCAATGCGTGGGGCTTCCTGTGCAATTATCTTCTTAACGGAGTCATCACCGTTGGCAGAGAAGCTAAACGTCTGGTTTATCACTACACCACCGGAGGAGGAGCCACCGTCCATAGCAACCCCTAGCTTACCATCTGACCCCCGTTTGAGGGGCAAGATAGCCTCCGGACCTGCTTCACCCATGACCCCAAGGGAGCCGTCTGTTTTGGTGAAGGAAGTTGCCCGGTTTACGACACCACCGTTTGCGTAGGCTTGTACTGTGGCAGAGCCTCCGGATACAGTCCCAATCTGTTGGGCTGTTCTCAGAGAGTCGTTGAGGGCAGAGTCTAATACCTCTTGACCATCGCCGATTTGTTCAATCATGTCCCGAAGCTTCTCTCCGAAGTCTATGAGCTTCTCCATCTTGTCCCCGTTCATTTCCAGAGCACCGGACATTTGTTCTTCGAGGATAAAGGTCACAACTTCAAGTGTGCTCTTAAGCTCCCGTGCGTTGGAGGTGTCTAGCTCCCCCAGTTCCTGAATCCGCAAGGAAGCTTCCTCTAGGGCGGTCATACGTTTGATTTCTTCGGCGTCACCGTAGGTGTGTCTACCGGCCTTTTTCATAAGCCGGAAAGTGTTGTCAAAGTTCTTGGCCAGCTTGGTCATTACCTTGTTGGCTTCCTCTGAGGATTCTATAAGGTCTTGCTTGAGGACAGTTTTTGCAAAGTTGCTAATCTCTGGACCAAGCCCGTCGTCAATAGCTCCCTGCCAAGACGCAAGGGAGGTGACTGCACCGTCCATAGATTCCCCTGCCTTTTCCACAGACTTCCCAAAACTTTCGAAAAGGTTGGTATTCTCAAGAATCATTGGTGCAAGGGCTACCAATCCGGCAATCATGGCGGGAACGGCAATAGCTCCAACGGGACCAAGGACACCGCCAAGTCCGGAAACCATGTCCCGAAAGGAGTCCATCGGCGGAGTACCTCCGGCCATCTGTTCGAACATCATTCCCAGAGACCCGGTAACTTCGTCACTTGCCTCCCCGAAGCTAAAGGTGTTCTTTGTCAGGTCACCACTGGGAGAGAAAGTAGAGCCCAAGTCAAAGGCAGAACCTCCAGTCTTTTCAGCAGAGCTCCCGAGTCCTTCAATGCTCTCTGTGGCCTTCTTAATCTTACCGTCGTCATCTACATCGATGACAAATTTAATGTCCGCCATGTACTTTCCTTATGAACATGTTGTCTAACCTCTTAAGGGAATCTATGTCCCTTGCAGAAATTGTGGCCTCTGTAAGGTGCTTCCAAGCCAATATCTCCCCGTAAGAGAGGGGGCTTGGACCACTGCTTGTGTACGTCCGGCCCATGCTCAAACTAAGAAAGGCAGACCAGACGTGACCTAGTAGACTAGGAAACTTTGGTCCTAATAGTCCCTTTGGAGTACGTCCGGTCTGCCTCTGTACTTGTCTCAGATGCTCTAGTTTTGAAGTGCCACTAACCTCGGCGTGTATATCGAAATACCAATCTGCGAAGGAAACTAGTTCCCCTAAGAGGTTGTGATAAAATTTTGGTGGTCTTCGACCGCCTTCTCTACTTGCTTTTTAATCCAAGGGTAGTTCTCATAAACTTCCTTGACCTTTGCCAGAGCAAACTTGGGGCAACCTCCGTCCAAGGTTATGTCCCATTCTTTAGTCACCTTCGAGACAAGCTCTAGGGAGGCATTGGCTAGGTAGGAAGCTTTACGAACCTTCTCCGGGTCCTGTTCAGCAAGCTTTAAGTTTGAGTCTGTCAGCTCGTACAGGGCCTTTTTGTATGCCTTGGTGTGTGGGAGCCAAATAGTGACGGTCATTTCTTCGTCTCTTCCGTCATTCATAAGAGCTTCCCCAGTCAGGGGATGCTTAAGAATAACCTCTAGAGTATCGGCTTTCGGAGCCAAGTCTTTCAAGTCCATGTCGAGTGTCCTTAGTTATCGGGTACAGATGTTAAAACGGAGAGGGGAACCACCCGACAAGTTCACCCCCTCCTACCGGCTTGCCGGATTCTATGCGGTGGTAATTGTAAGGTTGGTCCCTTCTGTAGCATCGTAAAGGGCTACGAACGGGAGGGAGATAATACGGGAAGACTCTGAGGAAACCGGTACGTTTGCACCGTTGATCTTAACCCGAGGGAAAAGGAACGTCATGCTGTTACCGGAAGGGTCTGCCACAGAAACTTCAATACCACTTTCCGTCTCGTTGATGAAACGGTTAATTAGGGTTGCGTCTTCAAAGTAGGCTGTGAGTGTGCCTTCTACAACTGCCTTACCGAACTCAAGGGCAGGGGCTGAATCATCACCGACTACAAAAGTAGGGGCAAAAGAGTTGCTTACGGAAAAGTCTACACTGGTAATGATAGCCAACGCAGAGGAAGCATCAATAGCCGTAACGCCATCGTCTGCGACCTTGATGTCACCGGAGTAGGCGTCAAAAGGCTCTGCGATAGTTGCGGCTGTTACTGTCTTAGGTGTCCCCGTGATGGTCATGTCTTTCCCGACCATGTCAAAGCTTGCAGTCACCATCTGGTTAGGCGCAATGGAAATGCCCATCGTGGAGGCAGTCATACCGGTAAAAATCCGGGACTGCGTAATGTCGTCTGCGTGGTCTTCGATTGAGAAGAACTTGGGAGTGGTCCCAACCTTGCAAATGTTCGTGGAGAACGAAGACAACATTGCCGATTCAATAAGTGGGTCAAAAGTGCCATTACGGAGGTCCACTGCAATAGAACCCGCAGTAGAACGGTTACCGTGACGGTCCACCCGGTCCATACGATCAGGCTGCATTTCGTTCCCAGAGACACGGTCCTTGGACAGGTTCAGGCTGTGGGAGTTGTACGGGAGGCTTGCAAAAGAGCCAGCCGGAGTAGTGCCGAAAGTTGTTTCGGTAAGGTAGGAAAGCCCCGAACGGGAACCCTGTGCAAAAGCCATCTTCTCTTGTCCTTAGTTGTAGATGTAAAACCCAATGTTCACGGGTACGTAATAAAAGGACCCCTCAATCCCTCCGGCTTCCCTCTCTGAGTAGTCCAGAGAGACCTTGTAGGTGGTGGGGTCTGTGTTGGTGTAGGAAATGTCCGTAGCAGACGGGAATGCGTCTAGTACCAAGTCCGCAAGGGTGTCAGCTGCACCGGGTCCCTCTCCCTCTGGGGAGTAACAGATAACCCGGAATATTCCCTCGTAACGGTACTGGGGGTTTGTCCCCCGTACAGCTGGCTTACGTTCGGTGGGGATTAGTTGAGCTTCAACGAACTGTGTCCCTGCGGAACGAGAATACTTTAAGTTTTCGTAAGATATGTCTGGAATGCCAGAGGTCCCGGATAGTTCTGTTTCGAATGCTGCCCGAATGTCTTTGTAAATACTAGCCATGTTTCCTCCGAGCCTTAGCTATAACTGCTGAGTTCTTATTGACCTGTGCTGCGTGGGGTGCTCCGTTCACGAAGTAGAAAGTTCCTGCTGAAACCTCAACACCCTTCTTAAACGTCCACCGTTTCCGGAGCCCCTTAATGTCTTCAATAAGCTCCCCCAAGGCCCGGTTCTTTTCCGAGTTCTGGGAGACGGCTGGAGACTTCCCGTGGGAACTGTAGGACCTACGAGATAAGGGCTTGTCTGACAATGACCAAGACGTAACAAAGGCCCCGGTATCTACCGGAGAAGAGCTAGTCAAAGTCTGTGAGACTTCGTACAAGGAACGGGCCACACCTTCCTCGGCCATATCTCCCAGAGAGTCGATTTTCTCTTGGAGACTAGCTGAGATTTCTACCCGTGTGCTCGTAGTCATTAGCCGTCCAACTCACAAAGGTAAACAATAGAAGTTCCGCCGGTGTTGACGGTTTTCACACTAATGATTTCGCCTTGCCCTGTTACGGAGTCCCCTTCCTCTGGTGTGAAGCCCAAGTTGAGGGCAGACATTACGAGGGACTGGGAAGTCTTCAAGGTCTTAGAGGCGTCTGTGGAAGAGCCCACAGTGTTATAAACGAAACCGGTAAACCGGTAGGCTGTGCTTGCTGACCCTGTCACCGTACCTGTGGACGGGGAGTAAGTCCCCGAAGTGGTGACTTTCGTTAGGGTCAAGGTTTGCCCGTGGTGGGCAATCAGACGGGAGAAGTCTGCTGAATTAATCATAACGGTTCCTACTCGTAGTCGGTGGAGCCGTCATAGCCCGGAGGGTTCCAGAACTGGTCCCGGCTAAAGGCAGGGTCTACCCGGTCAGTCAGTTGTCGAACCGTTGTGATGGAGGACTTACTGACACCACCGGCTGAGAAACCCAAGCCGGACTGTTTCTTGGCCTCGGCCTCAAGTGTGTCTGCGAGAGACAGGTAGTGGGTTTGGAGCATGGAGTATTTAGCATCCAAGGCACCAGAAATGTTGGTGTCCACTCTACGGCTGAACTTACTCGCAATAGCACGGCAAATGTAAGCAGAGGTGTAGTGGATGTTATCAGAGTTCTGAGAGAGAGCAAAAGTGATCTCATCATCATAAACTTGAATGTCTGCTTCATCGGTATCACCTACGAGGAAACGGACTGCGTTCTTTCGTCCGGACGCAGTGGTGGTCCCGAGGTCGTCAATGTCGTAGGTAAAATCTGACACTTAGCTTAACTCCATAGTAGCCCAAGGGCTGTTTCTCCAACGTCGAATGTGTCCTCTCTGCTTCTCTAGGATAGTAGAGGACTTGCACTTTTTAAGGCCGTATTCTTTGGCCGTCTTTGTGTGGAGCTTAACCTTGGAATTGATGGCCTTCACTACGAGGTGGAGTTCATCCACTGTGAGCTCATCTAAACCATCCCCAACGGTTGTTTGAATAGCCCCTTCTTTCGGAGGCTTTTGATTGAGTTCGCCACGGTTGAACTTCTGGGCAACGAGGGTCCAAGGGATACTCCGACGTTTCCAGTCAAAGTGTTCCCCCCGTTCCCATCGTTTCCCGGAAGCAGTGAAAGGGACCACGACAAAGTGATCCCAATCTACCTGAAACGGCAAAGTTGCGTAGTCGGGTGACATGGCAAAAAGCCTTATGCTACGATGCTTGCGAAGTAGAGACCCAAATCGCCACCGACAACCTTCATGTCGTAAGCCATCTTAACTTGGATCATCTCAGCAATCTGCTGACGACGGAGAGCCTCATCAGAGAAGGACTCAACAGTAATGCCAAGGTTGTTTACACCCGGCATGTTGTTCCAAGCAAAGGTCAAACCAGCTGCGGGGGTCATGAGACCAGCTGTAGAAGGTGTGTAGGTAAGCAGTGCAGCTTTACCACCGATGAAAGAGTTACTCTCAGCAGCACCGTCCGCAGCAGTGTTCTCTACAGCTTCCATGACGTAGAAGTTTTCTACTTCAAAGATTTCTGCAAGCTTGGCTTTCGTTACGAGAGCAGTGTTGCTAACCGTAGCACCACCATTCAAACGAGCCAGAACAGCAGGGTTGTTCACCAGTTCGTCGTAAACTTCACGGCCTACTACCATCGTGTTCGGACGGAAGCCACCGGAAACCAGCTGAATGGTACGGGAAGCAGTCGTCACGTCCTGAATAGGAGTAGAGGAAGCATCGTTCCACTGTAGAACTTCGTTGGTGGATGGAGTAGCAGAAACACCGGTCAGCTTGGAGGTCCAAACGTCTGCAAAGAAGTTACTTGCAAACTGCTTCTCACGGTGAATTAGGAGACGGTTAACGAGGGTCTGAGCACCAGCTGAACGAATGTCAAGTGCTGCGTCTTCGTTAGCCAAAGTCTGCTCATCGAAGTCCATACCCAAGCCGTAGACGTCTGCGGTGAAGGTAGTATTGGAAATCGACATACCGATACGTTCTACTTCGGTACGTGGGGACAGCTTCTTAACATCACCGGAACGGTTCATGTTGTCACGGTCATAGGTGTAGTAGTAGTCAGACTGCTTATCTACGCCAACGGTAGGGAAAACTTTGTCTGCGATGAAGTTATCCTGAGACTGTGCATAAGCAAGTGTCAGATTGGACAGTGGTGCATCAATATGCACACTAGATGGGGTCAGCAAAGGCATTGGTTATATTCTCCTATTATGCTGCTGCGTTGCCGCCGAGGAAGATTTCAACAGCACCCAAGGTGTCAACTGCTGCGTCTTCGACTGCGTAACCAACGATAATTTCACCGGCTGTGGCGGTAGCTGCTTTGCCGTCGGTGGTAGCTGCGACAGCATCACCTGCGGTAAGAGCTTCGCCAACGTAAACCAGAACCTGACCGGAACGAGCTACGGTAATAGCTTCACCAGCAGTAGCACCAGAGGTAATGGAAACGCCAACGGCTTTGGCACCATCTGCGGATTGATCGACTTGACCATCTGCGGCCAAATCTACGAAACGATGTTGCGAAACTGAGGAACCAGCTTCGTAAGTACGGTAATCACGGCCATGCATAGTAGCCATCTTTTACTCTCCTTTGTAGAGTTCTTTGATAAGTGCCTTACCTGCGTCCGTCTTAGCTACAGCTGCGTAAGCCTTGGCAAAAGAGGATTTCGGGAGGGCGTTTTCGTCCATGTGGTTTTTGACTAGAACGTCAAGCTTGTCCTTCGGAGAAGCCATGTCAGCTTCAACGGAGGCTTCGCCAACCTCGGACATGGAAGCCCCAATAGCTGCGTCCGCAGACTTAAGGGCCTCTAACATTGCGTCATCCTTGGCAACTGCCTTGAGGATGTTGGCCGCAACTTCGTTTTCAAAGTTAGGGAGGATTTCCGCAGCTTGCTTACGTAGCTCAATTTGCTGCTTTTCAATCTCCACTGCTTCGAGTGCTTTAAGGACGGGGGCAGGAATGTCTGACTTAGAAATCTTCTCTCCGTCCAATTCAATAAACTCAGGTGCCGGAGCAGCCTTCGTAATGGCTTCATCGGATACCGTGAAACCGTTGTCTTCTAGAGCTTTAGAGAGACGGTCATTCTCGGCCTTCAATGCATCTAACTCTGCGAGGAACTCTGATTCAGCCTTAGCAGCTTCATCGTCTTCCTTCTCTGCATCGTCTTCCTTCTCTGCGTCTTCGTCATCTTCCTTGTCTGCTTCCTCGGAATGCTCTGCTTTCTCTGCATCGTCTTCCTTTTCAGCTTCCTCGGACCCGAACAGCTCTGCTTGCTGTGCCTCGGGCATTTTAGACATTTCTTCTTCCGCCATCTTAATGGCGTCTTCCTCGGAGTGGCCTTCTTCCATATAGAAAGCTTGCCGTTCCTTTAGGTATTGGTCTTGCATTGGTGAATCCCTCTTTACAAGGCAAATTGTGGCGGCTTGGTTTGCTGGCCGATCTACCAAAGATAGTTCCTCCAACTCCAAGTCCATCAGTAGTGTGCTCATTCGATGGTCTCCCGTTTGGCTGTACCGCCGATAGAAAAGGCCCTAAGTTGGCCTGACTTAACCGATTCCCAGACTTCATCATCCTGCACCTTAAATGCGACGATCCATCCTTCACGGTCACTGTGAACCCCAAGGGAGTCCCCAATCTCTTTGGTTAGTGGGAGGCTGTGTACTACGAGGCCAATCTGACCCCCGGAATGCATAAGCTTTCCTACTCGTACATCCTCCATAAACTTATTTGCTGCAAGGACCATCGTATCAGCCGATATGACGTCCCCTTGCCGGTCTACTAAAGGCACTCCGTTCTCTGTGACTACAGAAGCCCAACCCCAGACTAGGCGTTGTTCTTCGTCTGCCTTAAGAATGGTTCCCTCTACAGGGGCCTTTTTGGAGCAAGCAAACAGGGCTGCGTTCTTTGCCCGTTCCGTATCCCCAGTCCGTTCAAGGACTGACTTGAACACTCTGTCAAACTTTGTCCGGTTCATGTTAGTACCCCGATTCGTGGACATAAAAGTCTCCCTTATGGGTTGTTTGCGTAGTCCTCTACGAGGATCATGTCGAAGTTTACGGAGACTTTCGTATTAGCAGCCCCGGAAATAACTCGGGTATCAAAGTCCGTCTTCTCAGGGAAAGCCAGAGGTAGGACAAAATCATAACGGTAGAAGTTAGACGCCATGCTTTTGTGAGCAATCCGGAAGGTCTGTCCTTCTGGTCTGTGCCAACCTTCGAACTCAAGGGCTTGGTCTTTAGTGCCAGAGACTGAAACTGCTGTGATGTAAGCAGTGTGTCCGGCTGGTACTGTGTAGACACCCATCAAGGTCTGGTTGTAAGCTGCGTCAATTTGGGCAACTACAGTCCCAACCCCAGAAGTAACCCTTGCCGTAATTACCCCGGCGTTATCCGTAGAGCCTTGGTAGATCATCCGGAAGACCCGGAGAAAGGTGCTGGTAGTAGAGACTGCTGTAAGCCCTGTGAGGGCCACTGTCTCAGTCTGGAGGACGTAGTTTTCGTCCAGCCCCTGAACTTCTACCGAACTGGTGTCAGCTGCACTTGTGGAAATTAGGTAAATGGTTTGAGCCGTAGCTAGTGCAGACCAAGGGTAGAGTCCACCAGCTGACCAGACGGACTGTTTAACTGTATCAGCCGCCGAGTTGTAGCCAAACTTAGAAGTGATGGAATGCCCTGAGACCTGCCCCTGAGATATGGACAGGGGACTGTCCTTAAACTGCTCCCTCTCGTACCTACTCACTTGCGACCCTTCCGGAGTACCTCGTTAATTTCAAGACGGGAAACCCCAATGTCTTGGAGCTCCCGGTCACTCATCCCCATTAAAGCTGAACGATCCTTGTTTAGCCGATTTCGAGACTCCCAGCTCTTGAACAGGCTGGACACTTGGTTTCTTAGGTTCATAGCTCAATTCCGCAATATCCATGAGGTCTTGAATAACCTCGGGGTGATCGTGTACTGTGATGTTTGCTTGGTTCAAGTTTCTCAGGAACCCGGAGATTTCCCGGAGGTCGTGAGGGGCAACGTCGGAAGCCTTGATTTTCGGCATAGTCTCAGGAGAGAGCCCGTTAAGCTCCCAAAGAGGTTTAACAAGCTGCTTGTTCAGAACATCGGTGATGGTCGTAATGTAGCTCTCCAAGGCCCGGAGATAAATGTCCGTCTTAGACTTGGACAATGCATACGAACCACCGGACTGTTGAGAACCAAGTAGCAGGAACTCAGAGAGGACGGACCGTGCAATGTCGTGCTGGTATCGGCTAATGATTGGGTCAATGGCGATGTTCCGGGAACCGGAGGAGCTCATTAACTCGATACTAACCAGAGGGTTGCTCGTAGGAGTCCCGTCTTTGTCCGGGTACATGTCGGAAGGAAGGATCAAGAAACCCTGTTCGTTGAACTTAACGTCCCGGAGGATGGTCTCGAACTCAGCTTTGATAGCTGCCTGTGTCTCGGTAGCATCTGAGGACAGGTACTCGGAAGGTAGGCGACCTACTGGAATACCAGCAAGTTCACGTTCAACCGCAATGGCCTCAATAGCCTGTATGTTATTAAGGTACTCGTAAGAGGTGAACGCATTCCGGAGGATACTACGACCAGAAGGGTCCCCGTTAATCGTGTGAGTCTTGTAGTGGATAGACTTCGACTTGGGGATGAAGTTGTTTGTGGATCCGGGACGGGAGGTCGTCTGATAAACACCCAAAACGTCACCCGTCTTGTGGTCCACTTCGAACCGGTCAATAGTCCAAGGTGCTCGGGCTGCAATCTTCTTTACACCCAAACGACCATCCGGACGCCGGAAGTAGACAAGCTCAAACCACATAAACCCGTAGGACAAGAACGAAAGGCTCTCGGAGATATGGTCATCCAGAGAGTGATCCATGTTATCTAGAACAGACTCCAAGAAATCCACGCCTGCCTTAGCTTCGGGACTATCGTCTGCGGGCTTGACCCGTAGGTCCACGTCCCGGAGGATTTGCTCTGCGGAATAGAGGACAGCACCAATGGTAGAGTCATTCTCACGCATTTCCCGGAACTTCTTAATGGCCTTACGACCACGCAACTCCGGAAGGAACTCGTCTGCACGAATCCCACCGTTGTGGACATTATTGCCCGAAACGCCGAGCTCTTTGACTGCTTTTGTAGGGGAAAGGTTCTTTTTTGTCATTTTTCTACTCCCCTTTTAAGGGTCCTCTGTATCTCAAAAGGCCCTTATATGGCCCGGTAAAGCCCACTGAGGGGCCTTGGGTTTTTAGTGGCCCTAGTTACCTCAAACCCTGTGCAGAGCTGTAAGCAAGCCTTAGCTGGGGTTTGGCGTAGCCGTTAAGGGCCAAGTCAGTAATTGCCCACACCATAGCATCCAACCGGTCAGGGGAGCCCGTAGACCCCAAAGGTTCCCACTGGACCATTTGATCCTCAAGGTCGTTAAGACCTCTGACATGGTAAACCTTACCCTGTTCGTACAGGGCAGACACCGGCTCGGCTCTGGCCATCTTGCCCCGGGAAGCATGTACCAATTTAACCGGGACGGTAGGGTCCTCGGTGTGTAGGGTGTGACGAACCATGTCCCCACCTTGGTTTTTCTCTGCGACAATCCGGTCAGCCGAATATTCATGATAAAGGTGAATAGCTTTTGCAGCCCACTCTTGGGGACTACAACGATCAGTGTGGTCTGCTAAGACGTAAGCCTTGCCATTGATATCGACACCAGCAACAACAATGCCTGTCATGTCGGACTCTGCATTAGCTGAGACTGCGGGGTCAATTGAGACTACGATACGGTTCAAGTCTGGAACGTCGTCTGGCTCAACCTCACAGGAGGCAAGCAGGGTTCGGTTCCAAAGAGCACCGGAGGCTTCGTCTAGGATTTCTGCGTAGAGCTCTTGTCTACCCAACCGAGTCCCTTCGTAGGTAGCCTTAACAGCATCAAGGAAGGTGTCTGCAAGGTTAGCCGAGTTGTCGAAGGTGCTACCCTTGGTAACTATCGTCTTGGGGTCACCGATGATGTTTCGAATGAGCTTAGTGGTCTTCGGGGTGGTGGTGATGAACACTTGGGGATGCTTGCCCAACCGGAGGCCGAACATCATCATGTCCCAAGTCATCTGTGCATTTCTCCAAGCACAAAGCTCATCAGTCCAAGCCGAATGACACTGAGGTCCACGAAGTCTCTCCGGGTCCTCTGCTGAGAAGAACACACACCTTGCACCGTTGGCCCAAGTGATTGTGTTGTTTGTCGGAGACCATCCCGGAGCCCCCATCGGGACACCCTTGTAGGTCTTGTCTCCGGACCAGCAAACGTTTAGGAGTCCAGAGTCACCCTCAACCATAACCTTCCGGACGTCCCCTTTTGTAGGGGCTACAGCATGAATGATTTTATCACCGGATTTTACCCGGTGTCTTACCCACTCGGCTCCGGCTCGGGTCTTGCCCCAACCACGTCCAGCAAGTGCAAGCCAGATGTTCCAGTCTTTGCCTCTAGGCTCTAGCTGGTCAGGTCTAGCCCAAAACTCCCAAGAGTGTTGAAGCTCTGCTACCTTCTCTGGCCCAAGGGCTGTAAGTGCTGCTTGGACTTGTTCGTCCGGGAGCTCTCTTAAAGTCTGTGCTGTGATAGGTGGAATCTTATAGGTCATTCGGGTTCCTCGGGGTTACTCCTCCGAGGTAGATTTTCCCAGAAGATTCATGAGTTCATCAATCGCCGAGAGGTCTGTGTCAGGGTCTTCGGTGATTTCCTGCTCTTGGACTGTGCTGGTAGGAGACCAACCGGCTTTAGACCGGAGGAAGAGCTCTTGGCTTTTAAAGGTAGCTGCTTCCTTGGGGTCACCGTGGAGAGCTTGGTTGACCACTCGGTCACCTACAGCCTCAAAGATTTCTGAACGGGCTTCTGCGATGTCAGCACCGTAGATTTTGTAGATGGAGGTTGGGGAACTTGGAGCATCCTTCATACCTTGAACATCGGCACAAATGTCTTTCATGGAGACACCCGCCTTGATAAGGCGTCTGATCTTGTTTCCAATCGGCTTTTTGTATGGGAGTTTTTCTGGCATGTTCTCGTTTCCGTAAATTGCCCTATTCAATAACTTGAGGGAAAACCTGAATGGTAAAATCGTAGGTTCCGGCTAAGTGCTCCCCGGCTGGGAATGCTAACCAGATTGTAAATTCCAGAGGGGAAAGGCTTGGCTCAGGTCTAGTGATGAGGAGGCTTCCCACTCCGGATGAGTCGCAGTCAATGACAACGCCTCTTGTAAGGTGGTTGAACGAAGGGCCACGGGAGTCATAAAGGGACTTCCCCGCACGGACAATCAACTCAGCTTTGACATAGGTATTACTAGAGTCATTCCTGAAGACAGGGACACAGTAGCCCCTAACCAAATCCATTGGCATTCTAAGCTCTACTACAAAACCAGAATTGGATTTAATCTTGAAGTTTTGATTATTAACCACAAGGGTTCTTTTGGTACTGTCAGAGTCGATGCTGATTGTTCGGCTTACGTCTCGGAGATCATTGTCTACTACGATAACGTAAGGCTCAACCTCTACTGAATAATTCGTAGTCTGAGCTACTACAGCTCCTAAAGAGGTAAGGCTTAAAATTAATACTACAAATAAATTTGATACTTTAGGCACTGTCAAAGTCCTTACAAGAGTCCTTACTAAAGTTTTCCTTAAGGACCCTTAAGACTCTTAGCAAATTAATTATTAGGAATTAACCTTAACCGGTTTTCCTTGTTGTAACTCTAGAGGCCTTAACTCTAGTTCTTACTATAGTAATATATACCTCTTTTTTTAGACATATGGTTACGGTAGGGAAAACCCAAGGATTTCAAGGGTTTACGATTTAGAGGGTTAGGAGGTCTGGGGTTTAGCTACGGTTTTACTGGGGTTTTAGCTCTAGTATGACTCTAGTGGGACTCTGGTAAGGTGCTCTGGTATGGTACTCTGGTATGCCCCTAGTGGGGCTCTAGTGGGACTCTAGTGGGGCTCTGGTGGGACTCTGGTAAGGCATTCGTACCGTTCAATTCAGCTTTCCTTTTTTGTGTAGTCACAACTTATTTTTTTATTTTGGAAATGTAACCGTAAGCCCAAGGCCCCCACAACGTCCCCTAGAACCCTGAGGGACCCACTCCCGTCTTCCGACGTATCCAAAAAGTAGAACCTCCCCACCGGAGTTCCCCCAGTGTTGCCCCAGTGTCACAGTGCTAAAGTAAAGACTAAAGTTTGAGCTAATTGGGAACGGTACAAGTCTAGGTTAAAACGAGAGTCCCTCCGGAAAACTACAACCTCAGATCAGGGAAAGTGATTCGAAAAGGATACCCCAGTGTTCAGTCAGTCTATCTCAAGTACCCCCCGTACTTTTGGAATGACCCCCGGCTTCACTGCGGAAGGGCTCTGGTGTCTGGGACTCAATCGAGAGTTGCATAAAATTTGAGACAAAATAAACGGTATGACTTTTGCGTAGTCAAAATACGAGAGGAAAACTTTAGCTCTAATTTTAGCTATCTTTAGTCGGGACACTCGTTTTACGAGAGGAAAACTTTAGCTCTAATTTTAGCTATCTTCCGTCGG